TGCATTGCAAGAATTACGACCAGCAGCTCAATGGGTTGCTTATGGCGATACTTACGAGGACATTATCTGGCTTGATGAAGTTCAATCAAAGCCAACTAAAGAGGAAGTTCTTGCTTTACTTGGATGAAGGTCAAACTTTCTAAAGCTGCTATCCAGTTAAGAGAGCAGATCGATGATTCGTTCCCAGATCGTGACCGCACATCGGATGGTTGGATCGGTGATACCCGACACGCTGCTCGCAAGTCAGATCATAATCCAGATGAGCAGGGTTGGGTTCGTGCCATCGACATCGATCGTGACTTATTTAAGGGATCAAAGCCAGACATTATGGGCGATCTTGCAGATCAGCTTCGTACCTTATCAAAGTCAAAAGCAGACACGCGTATTGCTTACATCATTTTTGATGGACACATCTGCTCAAAGATCCTTAACTGGAAGTGGCGCAAATACACAGGGGCTAACAAACATGTTAAGCACTGCCATGTCAGCTTTAAGAAAGAAGCTGACAATGATGGGGCTTTTTTTCAAGTATCTATGTTAGGTGGAGAATAATGAATGAACTAAAGACAGCAGCAGGCTCATGGGCTAGAGCATTCCTAGTAGCAGTTATCTCAATGGCAGCTGCCGGGGTAACAGATCCAAAGGCATTGATTGCAGCTGGTATTGCTTCAATCCTTCCACCTGTATTGCGATTCCTTTCACCCAACGATCCAGCACTTGGCATCAAGAAGTGACACAGTCCGATTTCTTCACGCTTTACCTTGCCACCATTGCAGCACTCGGTGGCTTGTCTGGCTATGTAATCACACACCTGTTGTCTGAGATCAAAAGACTCAACACGCGAGTCGATGAGATCTATAACATCTTGCTTGACAGGTAGCATTGTGCTATGGCAAGAAAAGCAACTAAGGCGTTAGAGGAACAAGGTTACTCAAAGCTTGATGCTTACTGCATTGGGCTCTATGAATACTTCTGCTCATTAAAGCGAGCAGGTTTCGCAGAGGACATTGCCATGTTCATGATCACAGAACCGCAAGCCTATCCTCACTGGATTCTGCCTGATCCCATTGACCCTGAGAAGTTTGGGGATTACGAAGATGAGGATGATGACTAAACGCAGATACTTGGTGATCTCGGATCTACAGATTCCATATCATCATGAGCAAGCAGTGAAGAATCTAATCAAGTTAGTAAAGCGCGAGAAGTTCGATTTAGTCCTTAACACAGGCGATGAGCTTGATATGCAGTCTCAGTCAAAGTGGGCTAAAGGCACTCATCTGGAGTATGAAGGGCAGCTAGATTATGATCGAAGTCTGGCTCAAAACATCCTATGGGATCTCGGCACTACCGACATCACTAGATCCAACCACACCGATCGTCTATACCACACTCTCGTTAGAGGAGCTCCTAGCCTCATCGGACTTCCAGAGCTCGAGTACTCCCGTTTTATGGGTTTCAATGACTTGGGGATTCGTTTTCATAAGAAGCCATTCGAGTTCCATAAAGGCTGGGTCTTAGTCCACGGAGACGAAGGATCGATGAACTCCAATGCAGGACTTACAGCTCTTGGCTTGGCTAAGAAATTCGGCAAGTCTGTCGTCTGTGGACACACTCACAGGGCTGGCATCAGTGCCTACACAGAAGGCTTAGGAAGCCAATACAGGACTCTTTGGGGCTTAGAAGCAGGAAATGTTATGGACAAGAAAAAAGCCTCTTATCTCAAGGCTGGCAGTGCTAATTGGCAGATGTCTGTGGCAGTCATTGAGACACACGGAGATCGAGTTAGCCCATTCTTAGTGCCAATCAACAAAGACGGATCATTTACCCTATATGGACGACTTTACGCCTGACATCAAGCGCACCTTAGATGATGCTGTGGACGAGGGAGAATCGTTATCATTTCGTTATCAGAATGTGCTTGATTAGTCGGTCACTTCTGTCACACTAATTCTGTAAGCCAGTCGAGGGCACTGGATGCAGATAGGAAATACAATGAGCTTTGAGATGCCAATGATAGTGCTGTTACTTGCAGCTAATGCTTTATGGTATTTAGTAGGCTGGGCTAAAGGCTTTAACGACGGTAAGCGTGAAGGCTTGATCGTGGCTAAGTCATTTCAGCGAGTGACAACAGATGCGCGCTAATGAGATTCTACTTACCGCAACAGACACAATCCGCGATCGTGGGTTATCGTATGGTCACCCTGCGGATAACCTGCAACACACCGCAATGCTCCTCAGTGCATACCTACAGACACCGATCCACGATTATCAAGTCGCAGGGATCATGGTGCTCGTTAAACTTGCACGGACTAATCAATCAGCCCAACACATCGACAACTGGGTCGATTTATGCAGCTATGGCGCACTGGCAGGACAACTAGCAACAGAGGAGAATGAGCTCTATGTTTAATTTAGCCGACTATGAACCAGTGGAGGTTCGACTTGAAAAGTTTATTAAGGACTATCCTTCGTTTCGCATATCTACTGAGTTGGAAGTTGTCGAGGCTTCTCGATACATTGTTAAAGCTTATCTATTTAAGAATGCTGAAGATGGCGTTGCATGGGCAACAGGGTACGCTGAAGAAACAGTTACTAGCAGGGGCGTTAATCAGACTTCAGCACTGGAGAATTGCGAGACTTCGGCAATCGGCAGAGCACTTGCAAATGCAGGTTATGCGCCTAAAGGAAAGAGACCAAGCCGAGAGGAAATGACTAAGGTCGTTGCTACAAAAGTAGTAAAGCCAGCAGTCCAAGATGTCAAACCAGATGATCAAGATTATTGGACTACACCTGTTGGAGAATATAAGGGCGTAGTCGATGCTCCAGTCACACTTGAAAAGGCTATGGAGAATGTAGCTGCAATCATGGGAACAGGTGAAGCAGTAGAAGCACCATCGTGCGAGCATGGCAGTCGCATCTGGCGTGAAGGTGAAAAGAATGGCAAGGCATGGGGCGGTTACTTCTGCTCTGTAGTTAATAACCAAGGTGGTTCGCCTAAGTGTGGCACAGTTTGGTACACACTAAGTAGTGAGGGCAAGTTTGTCCCTCAGAAAGCATGGGCATAATGGGAAACATTGGAATCAAGATCAATGGCGAGTGGGTTGATCTCATGTCAGCTTTTGTGCCATGTCAGTTATGTAATGAGCCAGTTCAGATTAAGAATCTTGTTGATCTATCGCAGGATGCTGTTAATGGCATCGTGTCATGGCAATGCTTGAAATGCAGCACAGTTAATGGATAGCAAAGAACAGCTGTTGATTTTCTTGGTACTGTTTCTGTTTATCATGGGCGTGGCAATGGGTTACACGACTGGACTCAATAATGGCTAAGTTCAACTTTGATGAGATTTATAGATCTCCAGTAGATCGCCATATATACAGCTTTAGCGGATATGGTGGCGTAGAGAATTGCTCGGATTGCGATTCATTTGTGCAAGTAAATGAATACGATCGCATCCATGATGGCGCAGTCCTATTCTTCTGCAAGAATTGTGAGAACAAGCATCACCTATGACCCAGCATAGGAAACACAGAGGTTTCCGCACAGAGCGTGTTGTCGCACAGTACCTATCGACTGTATGGCAAGGCGCATGTGTGGGAAGGGGTAGTGGCAAGGATATTGTTAATGTGCCATTCGATGTTGAAGTTAAAGCCCGCGCTGGATTTCAACCGAAAGCATATTTAGCACAGCTGAAAAGCCGTACAGCCATTTCGGGGGAATTAGGCTTTGGGGTTATCAGACTCAACGGACAGGGTGAAGATGCGCGTGAGTATGCCGCCATCATCCGTTTAGAGGATCTCTTGCCACTACTCATATTAAGATATGGTCACTTAGACAAAGAACCCACAGAGGCAGACATAGACCGATGCTCTGAATGTGGGTCATACATGATAAGGAAGTGCTTAACTTGCCAGCCTACGATTAAAAATGCACAAGATGCAATCTTAGTCAAGAAATTACCCACGGATGGCACAGTCGACCAGTAATACTATGCACTTACTGTAATGAACCTATGACTAAATTAATTGCAGCTAGTCCAGCAGTATTTAAG